CGTTGCTTTTGTTATAAAAGATGTACTATATGTCACTGGAGATCCACCAGAACCATTAACTGTAAAACTCTGCGTTAAGTTGGATGAAAAATCACCAAAGTATAAAGTAAATAAAGTGTTTTCTGAGGTGTAGACGGTTAAGTCAATTTTATATAAATAATCGTGTGTGTGAGTTAGAGATTCGACAACATATGGATTATGAAAAGGCGTATCATAGAAGAAAGCATCTATCAATACAGAGCCGGTTAGTGGCTGTTGAACGGGACTAGAGTATATCTCTGAGCTGTTATCAATATAAAATTGTAATCCGGTTGTATCACTCAAACTCCAAGAAGCTGGTGAGTAAGGAGTTACATTCACGTTATCGAGGTACGTATCTTGCAATCTTAGACCATATTGTCTAGTGAAAGGATGATCCTGCAGTCTTGAACTGTTTGCAAATGCAACACTTTCTGTAAAGGCAGAAGCTCCAGAAAAAGCCTTTTTATTGAATATGTTAACATCATACACATTATTAGTTAAATTAGTAGTATCACTAAACCTACTTGTTAATATTACTGGATTTAATGCTTCCGAGTAGTCGTATCTACTACTAGAGATTAAATATGGTTCTGATCTTGTTGAACCACTTCCAGAAGTAGCATAAGTTGTAAAGGTGTATTGAGATCCTAACACTCTAACATCTCTACCATAGCTGGATACTCCAAAATCTATTTCACCAGTTAAGCTTCCACTTACAGTAGGTAAATCAGCTACACCACCATTATTAAATTCATTTGCGTTTCCTCTTAATTGTACATACTGGATGGCATCAATTAAAGCTCCGTCAACATTAGAGTCTTCGATTATTTGTTGAGCTGTCCCATCTATAATAACAGTTTCAATTGAGTTAATTGTTGTTTCTTGAACATAATCATCTATGTTCCTAAAAGGATCGTTAGCTCCATCCTGTATAGCTCCATTTGTTGTGTATACATCGGGAATTTGTATGGAGGCTGAGTAGTGTAAATCCTCTGTTGTTGGAACATTTACTGCCACTTTACTTCTTTCTAATATGGTTGGTTCTATCACCAAGCCTACTTGCGTATTTGCTCGGTAAGGTACCATTTTTTTAATCAATTGAAATAAACTAGCATCAAAATGTTTTATTAATCTGATGTAATTTTGTACGGTGTTTCTTCCCGTATACTTCTTGCTATATTCAAATTTAAGTTTGTCAAGTGCTGGATAATTGTCCAACGTCAAGTAAGTTGGATCTCCTATAAAATCATCTATACTGATGCCACCAAACTGCTCTGCAATATCTTGATTGATCTCGTTGGTAGGTGATAGAAAAACGCCTAGACGAGGGCTATCAGGTGGTTGTTGATCGGTTAAGCTTCTTTCAACCTTTGTATTCCTATAAAGTTGATTTGAGGCTAACAAAGTAGAATCAATTCTTATTTTATTACCTACACTTCTGTTTGCACCTAAATCAGGAAACTCCAATGAATGTATTTCGTTAATAGGTTCATAGGAAATATTGCTAAAATTGCTAAACGAAGCTGATTTAGCTGTTAAGCTTACGTTACCAAAAACGTTATTATATTGGTTTGGGTGCTGGGAAGAGAAGCTTGAAGTTAAGTTGTAATTTATCTTTTTATCATCAGAGCCTAAACATAGACGGAAACTCAGATCATAGTAGCTAGAAGTACTTCCTGTATAGGTGTCTATCTGATTTCCTTGAAAGCTTGTTGGAGCAAGTGCATGGTTATTTAAAATTGAATCCTGCAAAGGCTTAGTCCAGTATCTAAACTCCTGCACACTTCCAGTAAAATTAGTGTTAGCATCTGCAGCACTAGGAATATATAATGAGCTTGTTTGAGTAAAAGCACTATTATATGAAGCGCTGGTAGCACCACTAATCACTAAAGAGGCCGTGTGTGTAGCCACCACTTTTTGGTAGTTTGTCTTCTTTATTATTAAGCTGTAAGTTTGATTACTACCACTATTATCGGTCTCATTGCTTCTTTGTAAAGTAATGTTATGAAAAGTACCATCATAAATAGAAGAGCTTACACTAGCAGTTGCCCATGTAGATCCTGCTGAACCACTTCGCAGAAAAAATCCTACATAATTTCCACTAGCACTCTGGAAAGCTTGTATCTTCCATTGGTTTGGAACTTCGATTATGGTCTGATCCTTCGTTTGGTTTTTAGCCATCTTAACACGTAGCTGAATACTCATTGGTGATTTGGAGTTTTCATTAAGTGTTAACCAAGGAATTATCACCCTTTCCTGAGTTACATTATATTTCAGGTTTAAAGCATAGTTAAACCTCTCGTAAACAAGATCTGTTTTTGTATCAAAGTCAGGTTCAACACCACCATACTCACGAATTCTTAAGATGGAAGTTGGTATTCCGTAACAGTTTATTAAGGCTCTAACCCCTCTTTCTGTTCCCTTAGTTTTAATTAAATAAGGTAAGTTGTTGATTACCCTTTTCCAAACTTCCTTGGTTCTTTCATCACTTGTAATAGCATAAGTGGATGACAGCGATCCTGTTACATCAGTACCTAATGCATAACTCCACAAATCATCAAGAGAGTTTCCATTATTGAAGTCAATTCCCAAGCTTTGAGCGACATGATAAACAAGCTCTTTGCTAAAACCCTCCAATAATGATTGATCTCGATTATATATTAAAGTTGCTTGTTTTACATAAGTGAAAATTAAATCAAAATAGTGACCAATCATGTTTGTAAATAAAACATACTCTTCGTTAGTTGGATCTTCCAATACGTGAGCTGGTACTAACTTATATAAAGCTTTCTCGTTATTCTGGTCGTAAAGACTTGCGGATGCTATAATACCATCAAACCACTCCTCAGCCTGAGAGGATGTAACGGAGTAGTTGGTATATGGCTTTGTGCTATTTGATTTAGGCCAAGTTGTTGGATAAAATTCACCATAACTACTGCTTTCATAACTACTGCTTTCAAAGTAAAGATATCTTTCATAACTATCAAAGCCTCCAAGTAAGGCGGCTCTTTTTGTTGTAGCGTCAGTGACGTTTTCATTATAATAAAAGCTGCTTGATGCACTGCCACTGAGTAAGCCGTTTAAGGAGGTTGTTAGTTGAGCTATTCTACTGTTATAGTTTTCTAGTAACTGTAGCTTATACTTGAAATTTTGGAGTCGCTCTGTGGCTGATCCAAATGTAATAAAGTTTTCAAAGACTTTAAAATCTATATTGAGTGGAATATTCTCAATAAGAGAGCCACTCAAAAGCTTGTTAACAATATCATTTGAAGTCTGTGTTGTTGTTGATAACACATCATCCCAATCCTTATACTGTGTTGTAAAGGCTTGTTGCACATTTTTAGTTGCATCCCAATTAGGACCAGCTATATACCTATTTTTTGTTTTTAGCTTTGGTGGTGTTATAGTAACTTCATCAACCACAGCCTCACTAACTTCTTGCCCAATCCAAACAACATCACCAACCAATATGTTTGTACCTATGGGAACAGCAAGCTTGAAAATAATACTAAAAGGACTCTCGGGTACCGAGAAGCTATCTTGCACATAGTCAAAAACCTTAAACGAATTTAATGCATCCTTAAAAAGAAATAAGTTTGGTAGGTTTTTTGATTTAGGAAGCTTAAAAAATCCTTCTGCAAAAAAGGACACAAAGTTGTCATTAGATAGCGTATCAGATAACACGGGAACTACTCTCACCTCCAGACCTGTTACACTAACTTCCTGTATTAATAGTTTATGGCCATCCTGAGATCCAAGATAGTTCCGTATAAACCTATATTCAGTTTTATACTTACCTGATATGTAGCCAAGATCACTTACACTTTTTTCAACGTCTATTGTTACTTCACTACCATCTTTTGTATAAGCATTAACGCGATAATCTGTTTCAAGATATTGGTTAGCTGCATTAAAAACATTTAGCTGTAGTGAATCGTTTGGATAAGATTCAGTATTTGACTGATAAGTGCCAAACTCATCTACTGTGGTACCAGTGGATAATGTATTTACTGGTTGCACTATAAGTGCTTCCGATGCAAAGCTTTGTGTTGGAATGGGGTTGCTATACTCGTCAGATCTAACTAATCCACTCAGCTGCTCAACTTGTCTCGAACTTAGGTTTATTACTCTTCTTGTAGCCACTTATTTTTATATAAATATTAGCAAACAATAAAAAACATTACTAAGCTCTACTGCTAGTTGGTGCTATCATTATTATTTTATCCTCTATGCTTGTAACTGTATAGTTGTTATTTTGCAGACTATTTAGCTGATCCTGATTGAATAACGGATTGGTTTCTATTACAGGTGGAGTAGGTAGGTTTTGCGGCTGAACAAGTGTATAAATAAAATCTCCCGGCTCAGAGGTATCATTATTATCCTCAAAAAGCTTATTTTTTTGTAGACCTAGAACAGTGCTGTTTGGTGGTGGTATATAGTAAGTTATATGATTGGTTGATACTCCAGACTCGTTAGGCATTAGTATGAATTTCATTTTTGTTATTCCACAGCGTGGGTTACCATGCTCTATAACTCTCTCACTATTGAGAGGGTACTCACCAAACAAGTTAGCATAAATTTCTTGATTAGTCCAACCTTTAAACTCTGGTTGAGCATCTAGTGGAACATTAGAGGTGTGTGTAAAGTTAACGGTGATTTTAACAGACGTTGTGTTTTTTGGTATGATGGTGGTTTTACCAACTCCAAACATTGCTGAGGCACCATAGTCTATAATAGCTCTATCCTTGTTTAAAGGCTCTTGTATAAACTCACCGGCACTACTACCTCCAGCAGGAACTGTAGCATTATATTTTTTGAAATTATACTTCTTTTGCAAAAACCTAGCATTTCTATCCTTGGCTAAAAAAACATCTTCTGATGGCCCATTACTCAGTTTAACAGCTTTAATGGCGTTTAAGTCAGTGTATTTTTGTCCAAATACTGTGATGGGGTTTGATGAATTAGATCTGTTCAGCAGAGATGTTATCATCTCATCAGTCACTTCATACCCAATATCGGATCTACGTAAAGTGCCAGTTACCAACTTTGTATTTATAAAGCTTAACGGTAGTGGTTCGTTTAAATCTATTGAGCTTGCAATAGCCTTTCCGCTAGCAAAGCTAGCAGATACTCTAGCAGGCTGGAGACTCTCCCTTAATGCTTGGTAAAGCAAATCCCTTTTTTCAATAGTGCTCCAAAAATAAGTATTATTTGGATTTATGTATGCTAATAAATCATTCACAGACATGTTACTACGAACACTATTGAAAGTGTCGTTGTTAATATATAAGTCAATCTTATATAGATAATCAATTAAAGCAACTTTATACTCGTTTGGGTCTAACCCTAACTCAGTAAAGTAGGTGGTGTTAGTAGATATTTGGTTTCCATTCTCGTCAGTAGTAGTGATAGTGTTAAAGATATCACTGCTAAAGAAGTTTCTAGTGATATCTCCGTAATATTTTGCTATAAGTTGAACTAAGCTTACTGTTGGCCATCCAAACAATGTATCAGCCTCTTCTCGCAGATTTAAAAAATTTCCAGCAAAGAATTGTACTACTGGATATAAACTTAATGGTAGATATATTTTTTCCTTTACTGCAAATACATCTTGCTCATCAGGTCCTTGTACCACGTCTGTTTGTATTATTTCACCAAAACTATTAATGTAATCTATTGTGACGTTTGTTGTATCGTCTACAATTGGAATTATTTCTATTGGTGTATTTGGTTTGAGTTTAATCCCAAACGGATTTCCTTTAACAACGTGATAAACAAAATCTTCTGAACCTTGTATAAACCAATTATAAATTGCCTCAGTTCCGTTCTCAGTAGTGGCTTTGATCTGATATCTAGTAATTCCAGCCCCTATATATGAGAAAAATTGAGAGGAGACATGATTGATTCCATAAGCATTTCCATTAATTAAATCAGCGTATTCCGTTAAATCAATTGTTTGAGACATTTGGGTTGTTTGTGATCCTCCAAATTTTGTAAACTTGATCTTATCACGTGTAAAATAAGTCATTATATTGTTTACTGACTCGTCAAACAGACCAATCCCGTTACCCTCTAAATTTCTATTATATCGGTCCATCCAGTATAGACCAGGAAAAAACCCAGCATATTGGCCGGATGCTACTGCATCTTCGTTGAGTACAATTTGAGATGGAAAGCCTTGTGCAATCCAAGCCTCCCACGAAGCTAATCCAACATTATCCATTGTGGCAGAATCATTCTGCACATTTAATAATTCAGGATTGTTTGTCTTTGCCTTATACCAGATCGGATAGAACAAGCTAAAGTGACCCGCTTGAGAAAAAGAAAAGTCTTGTTGCCTCGAGGAGTTAGGGTATATACTGGAATCGTTCTGGAAAATCTCTACTGGAAACTCTAAATTATAATAACTGCCAAAATTTCTGTTGGCTCGAATGGAGTCTGTTGCAAAAGGCTTTGTAATTATGTCAACGTTAGCTGTCCACTCATTTAAACCTCCATCACCATTACCATTAATAATAAGGTTTTTATAAAAAAAAGGATTATTAACTGAATCAATAACTTGTATTGATATAGGGTTAGTCTCTATTGTGCCAAACGCATTTGAAATCTCACAAACATACTCACCAGATATGTCAGGTAGACACTCTCTAGAATTAAAAGTGATAACATCAGTACCTGCATTATTATTTAAAGAGTTGAATTCTTGTAGAACTACACCATCTCTCTTCCAGACATAAACTAGGTTCTCGTTGGTCGTAGGATCTACTGCTGACACCTTCCAATTTATGGATGTGCCAGCAAGCATAGTGTAAACACCACTAGCAGGTTTTATTGTTTGATATATAGGCTCAGTATTGACAAACTGTCTTATCCAAGTTGTTTGATTAAAGCTTTGAGAGGGTTGCACAAGAATTATTGGCAATCCTTGGTTAGGTGGAAGCAATTCAAAATCACCAGACCTAATTATAAACTCTTCAGGCTGATTAATAAGTGGTATCTTTTGTTTTTTACTCATCTATTACACAATTTGTAATTTGTTTCTTCTGAAGGATGTCCAACCAGCGTTGTTGTAATTCACAAGTGTGGTTTGAGCTTTAGTGTTATTTAACACAAATGCGTTTTTTGTATAGTATTCCGTACACTGTGGATTAAACCTTTCAATAGGTATCAAAGATAAGTTAAGTCCAGTCATCATAACCCTAGGGTCTCCTGCCAACGGAACAATTTGTTTTCTTGGAGCTTCTGCATAAGCTACATCTTGTCTGATAATACTCCAAGCAGTTCGATTTCTATTATCATCGATAAAGGTACCAGCTCGCTGTAGTTGTTGCCATCCAGCATACTCAAATATTTCATCAGACTCCTCTAATAAGTTTAAATGCAAATCATAGAGCCTATCATCGTTAGTTTCAAAATTAATTGTAACCCTAATTTTGTTAGTCTTTGGGTTTAAGCGATCTAGGATAACCTTGTTATGCTCAGCATACTGCCCAAAGTTGAACCGAGCTCTTTGATCTGGTACTAATTCATCAGCCACAAAAAGCAAAGCATCATGTGTATCACCAGTAGACAAAGTACCTAAACCGAGAAAATCATTATCATAATAACGTCTCCCATAATATTTATTTAATCTCTTAGTCCACGGATCCACTAAGGTTATTGATGGTTTTATTTGTGAAACACTACCATCTTCATTTAATAGATTACTAACTAATTTTGTTTCCCTGTCATACTCGTCAATTGTAACATAAGCCTTTTCTAGAAGTTTTCCTCTTCCAGCTGTCACAAAATTTTCTACACTTACGCGTGGAGCACCCTCAAAGCAAAAGGATCTGTTTCTTGGTAAAACAGATAAGTTGGTAGGTTGAAAATAGCTGATTGCATTGCCTATATAACAACTGAATATGGCTCTTACTCCATCTACTCCAAAAACACCACCTTTTATAAATGGCTGAATATCTGTCAAGTCAATATCCTGATAAGCCTTGACAAAGTGTGATCCACCTTTGTTAATATATTTGTAACGAGATCTGGTAAAATAAGTACCTTGACTATCTAAGTTTTTTATATAGTCAACACCCTTTAACATATCCGTATCAACTTGATAAGGTCTTGGATGCAGTGTTTCTGGGTTATATCCAAATAAGTTTGTTTGAGTTGGATATTTTAAAGCAATTGTCTCTGTTTTTGCAAAAGTCTTTGTAGTGAAATCATCACTAGAAGCATTCCAATTATCAGCGCCATCCTTTCCAAAGGGATTTTGTATTAGATTTCTGTAAAAGAAAGAGTCAATATCAGGATTGAAAACTTCAAGGTTTATTATCTCACTTGAGGTAACTCCAGCATCGTTACTAATCTCACAGACATACTCTCCAGCGTCTTGTGGTTGCACGTTTGTAATCTCCAACTTTGTGTTGTTTATGATCTGAGTGCTGTTATTTAGGGACTCCTTTACTTTGTTTTCTAATCTCTCCCCATTATAGTTCCAAACATACCCCAACTCAACGTTTGGCTTTTTGATGACAGGTAAGCCGTTATCAATATTAAAGCTACTTGGCTGCTCTCCTTCTATATTAAAGTTTATTGTTGATCCGATAATAGCTTTTATAGTACCATCTAAGTGTAAATACATGAAGTCGCTTCCATAAGAATCAACAGCGTTATACGTTTTTATAGGAGGTTGTGACTTTGTTGTTATTGGATCGGTTATTATTGGTGGTTGGTTTACTATAACCGGAAGTAAATCATAGACTGTCTGATTTTCATCCAAGGTACTTCCAGACACCTGCAGCAAATTTACACTTATGTTTGCTGGGATGTTATCATCTAAGTTTCCTATTAAAGTCCCATCTGAATTTCTCATTGATTACGTGAAACTCGGAAAATCCAATTGTTGTCAAATATCTGATAAGCGTTTGAGCCACTATATGGTACCTTTAAAAGTATTTTATAATGTCTCTCCGGCTGAAAGTTTTCAAGAGGTAACTTAAAGTAGCTCCCTGAGGAATCGCTGCTTAGTTTGGTGTAGTTGCTAAAATTAATAATAACATTATCAGTCTGAGCACTATATATAGCGTACTGTGATCCTGCAGGAAGTTTATATCTTGTTAGATAGGTTGATGAAGTTGTAAAGGATGGAGTCGTGAATCTGGGTCTAGCTGAAAACCTTATTGTTGGTGTGCTAGTCTCAGTATAATCTTGTTGTAGATTCACAGCTAACACATTCACCTCATCGTTCAAGTTAATGTCTTGCAATGATCCTGTTTGAATACTATCATCATATCGTGCTTCTAATGTTGGTAAGTATATTGTGTGAGTATCTTTGCTAAAAAATTTTAAAGAACCTAAGGGTAAGGTTGAATTTTCATCTGCCGTGTTTCTTCTCAACATAAAACCTTCGAAGGTAAAACTACCTGACTGCACTCTCCTAATTATATCATTCACATCCAGATCCAAATCAGTTGTGGAGTAGGAAAAAGATTGGGAAGAAGCACTTCCAGTATACCAGGTTCCACCACCTGGAGTTTCACTCCAAGATCCGGTTGTACCGTTTGTAAAAGATGATGTGGCCCAGGCTGTAGTGCTGTCTGAGGCACCTAGTCTATATCTCCAACTAACTCCTGTAGTTGTCTCCGGAGAGTTTGAGTATCTTCCAATGCCCATTCCCCAACTTTGTGACACAGCATAGCATTCAATGTTATATTCGAGAGGTATTTCTTTAGCCTCAACTGTGTACAGCTTTAATCTCCAGTCAAACAAATTTGGATTATATCCAGATGCCACAAGACTCTGTGAAATAGCCACATAATCATAATCAATCAGTATCCTACTATTATAGCTTAGGTTGCTATCAACAATTTTTGATATCTCAAGTATAGCGTCCATCCCAGTGTTTTTGGTAGGATATTGCTCATATACAGTGCTATCTTTTTTTGGAAAAAATCTAAATATCATACTAAAAAGATGTTATGCGTACTTTTATATCGTTGTTAGGATATCTCACTTCAAATATAGATGGATCTAAACTTGGATATAAAATGTTGTTTTTTGTCGAAGCTTTAATATCGTAAAAAATATCACTGTAGCCTGCATTAGAATCGTTTAAGTTTTTAATGCCAACTCCTGTGATAGTTTGTACACCACTAACTTTAAGTAGAATGTTATATATGTCACCATAAACAATTGGTTCATTCATCTGCCATCTATCAATATTAAAAAAAGCTTTCAACTCAGCTATGCAATTCAACAACACTTCGTTTGCATTAAAATTTGGCAGTGGTATTATGTCAACATCAATACCTATATTTATAATGTAACCATCTCTTATATTAATACTGTCGGTTAGCATTTTATATTGAGAAATATAAGTTTTAAGATTTTCCTTAACAGCCTTATTAACTGTAGTTAATTGTTTGCTATTATTGTATCCTAAAACATACATGTTCATTGCAAGTGGATTAGCTATGGCATCATTAGCCTCAGAACTACCTAAGTTTCCTTGTTCGTCTGGGGTTATAAACACCTTAGCTACACTACCATAAATATTTGGCATCGCATAAGCTCTTACAATATAATCCTCTCTTGTAACAGCTCTGTTCTGGGATGTAAACTGAGCTAAAGTGTTTTGTCTTATTTCTTCTAAGGTTTCTTCACTTTTTCCACCACTGGCAGCAAAACGATTGTTCACAGCAATAGAGTTGGCAATGGTACTAGACAATACTCCGTTTGTGTTTGGAAAATTATCTGTGTTAATATCAACCCCAACAATTTCACTAATTGTATTGCTTGGTACGTTTGATGTCACACCACCTCCTACAAGATAAGTAACTGTCAAAGTTGTATTAGATGGTGCAATACCATAAGCTTGAGTGAATACTGGAGCTTGTGGATCTATAGAAGCATCTAAATCCAACTTTCCTGTTGGTAAAGCTAGGCCAATATTTTCAGGCAGTGCAATTAACTCTTCATCTGGTGATGAGCTGACCCCGGCTCCAAATTGAATCTCCATCCCTCTTTCAACAACACGAGTAATAAATCTACGAGGGACTTTTCTCAGCTTGAGTAGATAAGGTGTTTCAGCACTATATACAGCTGCATCTGGGTCATTGAGACTTGTGTTTTCAACTTGCTCAAAGATAGTGTCCTGAGCCAAGTATGGTACTTCATACCAAGTATTGTCATCAGAATCAATAATTTTATCTATTCCTATAATGGATGTGTCTTCAAGTAAATACTTAAAATATTTTTGAGCTGTTCCTATAGGTATTGTAATTGTTTTTGGTTGAGCTGAGATTGCTTGCACCGTTTTTCTAGCCAAAAAGTAGTTTGGAGCTCCGTTTGCATCAATGCTATAAACACTAATCTGTGTTGGATTGTAAGTGTCGTTAATGCTAAAATCTATCTTATCTTGTACTAAAAACTCTACAGCATCAGTAGTGCTTCTACAACGCATTCCAGGCTCTATTTTTAAAGCATATCTTAAATCTGGAGTTACATTTGCACCACTCCCAGAAGGAGGTAAAAGCTGAAAAACGTCCAACTCTACTGTCGCCGGAACGCTAATCTTTGGTTTATATCCTAGTGCCGCAGCCATAGACAACAAACTTCTACGCTCTGTAGCGTGCATCAATAAAGACTCTTTAAATTGTGAGTCAATATAGTAATTTAGGACATCACCAACATAAGCAGCCATTTCAACAAACATCATGCCTGGTGAGGCCTCGTTAAAATCATTATACGTATTAGGATAGTAAACTTTGGCAAACTCAACTAACCCCTCTTTGAGAGTGTTGAAATCTCTGCCTAAATACTTTATATCCTTTGTAGCTGCCTTTGATACAGTCGCCATTATTATGATGTTGTATTAGTTAATTGTATTTGGATTGATCTGGTGTCAAACCTGTTGGCTACTAGACTTATTACCATTGATATGTTAACCACATTATTATCCAAATCTGAAGTTACTTCTAACTTGTTTATAAATATGTAAGGAAGCCAAAATTGAAAATTGCTTTGTATGGTATTCTCAATTGCTGAGGAAAGCTCATCCCCTATATTCTCAAACAAGGATCTTCTCAGATCACATCCAAACTCTGGTTGCATTATTCTTTCTCCTTTGTTTGTTAGGAGTAGATTTTTTGCATTAGCTAGTGCTTGATCAAGTGTGGTGTAATTTAGTTTAAATACTGCACCACCTTTTATCATAGGTAAATCTATGCCAACAGCTACATCAGGTTCTAAATCTATAGGGTTTATTCTTATCTCGTAGGCCATTAAAATCTACCACTAGCATGTTGATCAGCAGCCTTCATGACCGCTGAGTAATCTTTAATAAAAGCTGCTGTTGGATCAGCACCATAGCCCATTGCTGGAAGATCTTCTGGAGTGGAATCTAACATGCTCATGAGGCTACTACCTCCAAAATTTTGAGCATGTTCAGCTGTAAAAGTGCCGTTGTTCATGTCTGGCCACTCTTCTTGTTGGTTAATCATGCTTTGAGCAGTCTCGTTTAAAATTTGACTGATAGGTCCATCAAAGCTCACTAAAGGATTACTTCTTTTTGGAGTTGATGGTCTTTGTGGGGTACTTTGTTTTACTGGTTTTCTACCCTCTGCTAACATGGCTTTGATTGGCTTTAGTTCTTCTTTTACAGCCAATCTAACTTCTTCGTGTATAAGCTTTCTTAGTATGCTTGCAAATTGTGATGCTTTCATAATAGTTCTTTTATATAAATAGTTGATTGTTTTTATTTATACCCTACAAAAGGTATAGGGGGTATTAAAGTTGGAGCTGGTGGAGTTACAAAGCCGGTCAGAGCTTTGAGTTGTCTTTGAAAACCCTTTGATATATCCTTAACAAACACTGATGGACCATCAATGGGCTTAGCTTTTATGGGAGTAAATACACCAACGCTAATCGTGGTGTGAGTTGAGCCAGTTGGTCCAACCCAAGAAGCTCCAGTCCAAAAGGATCTTGCAGCTAAACCTAGTGTAGCTGAAAAAAGTATGTTTTGCAGGCCGCTAGTTTGCTTGAATGCTATGGTTTTCAGATTTTCTTGTGATTGCTTTTTTACTCGTTTATTTCTACTTTCTATTTCAATTTGTTTTGTTTTTATAAAGTCAGTTACCTCTCGTTTTAAAAAAGCATTAAACTCCCTAACTTCTTGTGATATCCACTCTACTAAATAGAGTATCAAAGATTGCTGCTTGTTTAAGCAAGTTGACAGTCTTTGTAACTTTGCATTATCTAATCCATCTACCTGCGTAAGCGTGTTTATGGCTATCTTAGCTTTCTGCAGATATTTTCTTTCTATAGCTAGCAGTCTGTTTGTAATCACAACGCTTGTAATAGCGTCAACAGATAAAAGGTTTAGTTTATCTATAAACTCTTTTGGATTTTTAGGTGGAGCAATGAGTAAGTTATATAGTGTGTTGATGCCGGCTAATTGAGCCTCAGTAAAATCTTGTGTGTTATTAAAAAGCTGATTCCACTCACGTCTAAAAGCCCCATTATTTACATCCTGGGTTAGCAAGAGGAAAACGCGAAACAAGTTATCCACAACTACTAGTTTGTAGAAATTTTTTTTGAAGGCGTTTCTTTCTTGTATCAATGGTTGTCTATTTACCGGTGAAGCTTCAAGAATTTTAAAACCATAAACACCCTCGACAATATTATCAATATGTTTAAGATTGTTAGAGGAACTGTAATTTCCACGAGCTAAGTTAGCAGTTAGACCAGTACTACCTCTAACAACCTGAGTGACATATTTACTATAAGTAATAATTTTTTTAATTTTAGCAGCTTTGCTTTTTGTCTCCTCTTCTTTTGCTTTAAGCTCTATAGCCTTTCTCTTAGAATCCTCTAAACGACTGTTAGTTGGTGTTGACGACTCTACTAAACTACTTACCGACTTTTCCCCTCTATCTAGTATGTCATTTTTCTCTGCTTCAATATCCTTCTGCTGACCTTCAACATCTTTTTGGCTTTTTTTAACTTGAGCAGCTAAGGTTTTAGCAACATACAGCAGCAAACTTTTTAACGATACATTTCCAGGGGCTGCTGACACCTTTACTATAGGTTTCTCAGCTTTTTTACCAGTAACTAACTCTTGTATTGTGTTATTAAGCTCGTTGATGGCTGCTTCTATTTCTCTGATCGATCTTAGGTAGTTTGTATATGCTCTGATAGGCCTCTCAAAATACTCTCTGAATGCTATTATATTGCAAGCTGCTTGGTTCATCGCACCTAAGCCAAAAGGAATAAACTCAGGTAGCCCATTGTCTCTGAAATATTTTTCTAAGTATTTATTCTGAGTTTGTAATGCTTCCGCACTTAGGTTTGATTTAGGTATAGTTCTACCTAAATTTTCAAACTCTTCTACTAAAGATTCTTCTAAGGCAGCTGTACGTTGCACAATCACAGTCACTAATCCTACCAACTTTTTTGTTAGCTTTACTTTTTGAGATACTTTCTTTAACTTAGCTTTTATTTTTTTACGCTCTTTATTTTTTTCTGCGGCTGACTTTGCAAAAATATCCACCTTCTTGCTTTTAGGTTTACCACCCAATTCCCTTTGACTTATTTGCAAGTTGGCAAGCTTCTTACGTAACCTGTTTTGTACCTCTTGTCTAGCAGCCTCAACTTCTTGATTTATTTTAACCAGTTGTGGTTTAGCTATTGTTTCAATTGAGATAATCCTATCAAGAAGAGCTAACAACCTTTCTGCAGCGGGGTTTCTTGTTGCAAGTTGCCTTAAAAAGCTCATTGCTGTGAGGGGCTTTGTTAATACATCGGCTATTTGTAGTACTATAGCAACTATTCCTTTAAGTCTGTTTTCAACATATACTCTAGCTAACTCTTGGGGAGAGCTTGCTATGTTTATAGCTCTATCCGCTAGGGTTAAGCCCCTACTTATAAATTGATCCAATGCAAGTATGCCTTCAATACTTGCAACATTAAATGATCTTAGAGTGTTTATAATTTGAATCTCACGGGCAAAGAGTGACTCAACTACAGCTGGACTTCCTTGCTCTTTTAATTGATCTACAATAGCTACTAATTCATCAAGCCCTAACAGCTCTGTAGCAACTATATCGTTTAATCCAGTGGATAATTCTCTAAAGAGCTGTGGTAAAGCCGCTATTTCTTTAGTGATTATTTTTGCTTGTGCTGCAAGATTTTTAATTCTCCTTTCCTCTTGCTGTATTTGCAATCTAACGGCGTTTATTGAACGCAGTAAGCTTTGTAAAGCGTTCCTTTTAGCTATTTTATCCCTGGCTGTTAAATAAGCATATATTACTTTAAAAAAAATTTGCCTTCTACTGTCAGCTGTGTTATAAGGGGATGCTCCTATTACAAAGGGTGGTGGTGCTATTGGATTCAATCCAGGTGCAGGTAAAGATGGAGGCACTCCTGACGGCAAGCCTTGCTTGATTGTGCTTATATAATATTTGGTAATTGCATTTGCAAGATCTCTACTACTAGCAATCCTACCTTGATCAAAATCAGCTAGTAAGGGAGTTTCAAATGTGGCTTGAAAATTGTAAGGCATATTATTTTACGATATTACCATCAAGCTTGTTATGGGAGTTTGACTGAATAAGGTTTAGCTGCTGTATGTTTTTTAAGAATCTACTTCTCACATTATTGGGATCCACCGCATTGCTCAACTGAGCTTGCAATTCGTCTACACCTACCCAATAAAGACCTAGATCAAGGTACAATAGAAATCCATAAGTTGTGCTATTTCTAAGCAACCATTTGACAACTTCGGGATACTTGAGTATATCCTTTGGACCCGGCTTTACAAATCTACCTGTACGTCTAGGATCTTGACTTGGATAGTTTGGTGCTGTAAACACAAACCTAGCATCTTCCTGGTCCATTCTCTCAAATCTATTACCTTTAGCTGTACGCTTCCTGCCAGTTTCTCTCGCTGGTGATTTATAAGGTTCTGATAATGGAGGTGTAAAATCTGTTCTTGTTAGATTGTTTAGTGTGTCTAGTAATTTTTGAAACTCTCCTCGCTTAACAATCTCGTCCATACTCTTGTCAAGTTGTAAACCACTAATGTCTACAAAGCTTTGTACTTGATTAGGGTTAGTTATTAATAGTCGTAGCTCCTCAGCAAGTTCATAAATAGATAAATAACTTTCTTCTACCGTCAAATCAATCCCCCTATCATTCTTTAAGGCTATCGACATCTGCTCAAAATCCTTAAAGACATCCTCATGTATTTGAGCATTTCCTATTTGTAAAAGTTTTTGTTTTATATCACTCATTATACAGGATCATTATATAGATTTATTGTCTCTGTTTCTGAATAAGCGCTTCCTTGTGGAGGAATGTTTGTTGCCTGACTAGGTGTAGTGTTTACTGGATTACTTGGTTGATTAGATCCAACCTGACTTGTAACAGGGTTTGTAGTAGAACCAACTACATTAGTATTGTCGGCTAGATTGTCGGTTTGAGTAGCGGAGGCCTCTGCAGCTTTTGTTGATATTCCATCGACAAACACAGTTGTACTTAGCATTTCAGGTAAGGTTGCTTGAAGGTTACTTAATTCTTGCAGTGTAGAACTTTCCCATGGTATTCCACTCGTAGAGAAGTTTATTTTAGCTTTTTTAATTACTTCAATCAAATCATCAATTATTGTTTTTAACTTGTTGCCTAATGCAATTGGTTCATATCCACTAGCGTTATATGTAGCGTTACCTGATGCAGGGGGGAACTTTTCACCTTTATTAGGCACACCTAAATAAACACCACCATTACCATACAACGTAACTACTTCATCAGATTCAATATTTATTGGCTTAGGAGAGTTTATAGCAACACCATCCCCTCCAAATAGCATTAAATAACTACTACGAGCATTTAACACTATTCTTTCGCTGGTTATTATTATTTGACTGCCACCCGCATAGTTATTTGCTTTGAGATTGTTTTTATTTTTAAGTCCTAACTTATCGTCGGTTTCCACATCACTCTCTACTCCCAGTGTGTGTTTCCAAGCTTTAAAACTATTTGTGGAAGAAAGGCTTAAATCCACTTTTTGACTTGAGCATAGGTAGATAGAGGAATCGTCTGCATCTATGTCCTCTTTAATAAGCATATCTTTAGAACTATCAGTGTTAGCTCTATCCACTCTAATTATCGTAATTGGATCTCCTGAAGCTCCTGATACCTGAGATTCGTCTATAGCCGAGGTAGATCCAAACCTTACACTATTGCCAAATCTTCCTTGAAGAATGTAATCTCCTTCATGAGGTTTAAGTTGCTTGTAAATTTTTGGAGAGTTATCAGCCGTTATGACTTTTGACAAGTCTTTAATGCCAGCCAAAAGCCTGTTTTTACTTATAGCCGCTGGTGTACCTGGCGAAGACACAGAGGGTTTAGATCCTACAAACGGTTGACTATTAAAAGTAACGCTATTATTAGTAGCTATGCCAGCCACATAATAAAAAGTTGCTGCAACAGTTCCTTTATTTGGTAGCGTTTTATCTCCAACACCAACAATGATCAATACCTGCTCTCCAGGATATGGGTATTTAATGTTTGATCTATCTGCTGGAAGAGCTTCGTTTCCTTTATCCCTTTTCAATAACTCTTCCTCTGAGAGAGGAGTCATCGGATTGAGGGTCAAATTTCGAAACTTTATTTTCCCAATGTTTGTCGGATCATTGTTATATAAGCTGGAATTTTCATCCATGCAAACATCTAATACGTGTGCTGGGAAGCACAATGGCAGGGATTCGCCACCTGAGTTACCACTAGACCCAGCTCCAAATACTTGACGTATAAGACTTACAAAATCTGTGTTCATTTACTTTTATCTAAGAGTTCTTGGGCCTCGCTCAACAACTGCTGTCTTTCTGACTCAGACAAACCTAGTTCCTCAGTTTTACCTTTATCAGCTACTACCAACAATCTTTGAATGATTGCTGTTAACCTCACTAAATTGTCATCATTTTTAACCGAGATTTCTAAATATTCTTTGATTAAAGGCACCATCATAGACGCATCAGTCATATTTCTAATTAGAGGTTTGAGCTGATCAATTAAAGTGTTAATCTGACTTTCTTTCTTTTTTGTATTGTTGTAAACATCTCTCAAAAGATCTGAGAATGATTTGTCGTCAAATAATATCGAGTCTTTGTCCATCGTAAAACTTTTTTATAAATAGCTGTTATTTAGAAAACTACCTTATCTTTGCTTGTGGTGCGTTTTCAACAATTTCAATCATCTTAAGCAGAGCTTGGACTTGCACGCCAGCTACCCATGAATCCCTGTTTTGATGATAATCAGTATCCTCTAACATCTTAGGATCTATTGTCTTAGGATCAAATTTAAAAGCCTTCATGTTAGGACCTCCTCCAACCTCATGCCAGCACGTCACTTCCTCTCTCAGGAAGTCAAGCAATTTCTCTTGTTCTAGTACTATTAACATTAGTATTTTTTATTTTTAGGTAAGTAACCAAACTCCAAGTAGTCGGCAAACATAGTAGCATATTTTTGTTTCATTGTTCTTATACCCTTTGTTACTTGCTGTGTGCTGGCGTTTGTCATCTCCCTGATGTAAATATATAAAGCTTTCTTGTTGAATATCTCAATGCTTTCTCTTTTTCTAAATAATTCTAAAACAGCACTTAAAACCAATCTTTCACTCTTTTTTGTGAAAGTACTTTCAAGATGCTCGTCCCAATAATTAACAAACAAGTCCATGAAAATATAAACATGATCTATCGGAGTTGGCACATCAGCTAACTCTAATTCAGTACCGTTTAAGTTTTCTTGTTGATCCACACGATTATGGGCAGTTAGTTTTTTGTAGTTATTTTTGTTTCTGTGTATGCAAAAGTTTTTTGCTACAATACTAAAATAACTAAACGCCTTCCCATTGTTAGCTTTAAACTTGGGAAGGCGTTCGACTAAAAAGGATACAACCTCGTGTTGTGATTGCTCCATAGACTGATCGTCTGTATAATAAAATTTGAATGTGTGAGTTATGTTCTCAACTAATTTCTCAAAAGCTGCTTTTATCTCTCTTGAGTAAATTATGCTTCGCTCTAATGGATCCTCGGTTTCATTGTACCGAATAATAGCTTGATCTACTTCAGGTCCAAAATATAATCTTTTAGTTTTTGGTTTCCTTGTTTTCTTGGTCTGTTGTGTTGACATATTTTGTTAAAAAGTCGTGCAACTCATTAATGCACTCATCTAAGTTTTTAAATGTCACACCTACTTCATCATCAGCCTGAAACGCACCAATTCTATCTATTTCCTTCATTCGTTCTTGTGTATCCTGAAATCTATAATACATAGCATTTATAAACTGCACATAAGCTTCACAGTAGGTTGTGACTGTGTTTAGTTTCCTAACATTAATATACAATAAATAACCGAGTAATCCCACTAGTAACGTGAGAAATATAATAATTCCTATTATCATTTGAATAAGTTGTTAAATACGTTCATTAAATCCTCTTTCTGATCATCTGACATGTTTGTTGGGATTTGTGCCTTCCTTCTCTCTTTTGTAGGCTCTTTAGTTTGTGTACCATCATTACGATCCCACATTTCAAACTCAATTCGAGCAGCCATATGGTCAGCGTGATGCAATATGATTGGTAAGTTTGATCTTAGTTTTGATTCCTTAGCGTGTGAAATAAAATAAGGTTTGTTAGCATCTTCATACAACCCATCATGAAGCTTGATACCTAGGTATTCATTAAAGCTTACGGCAATCCCTCGAGCTTGTAATAAAAACAAACTACGATCCGGAACAGTCATAAACGGATTCTCTGGGTTATGCTTATAAAGCTTGCCTTGGTTTTTACGATGCCACTCAGAGTCGTTTGGAAGATACTGCTCAGCTTCCTCTGTACCTATTTTACCTAGGTCATGATTCATAGCTGCAAATATAAGCTCTTCCTCTGAGTAATTAATATAGGCTCCTGCTGCAGCCCATAGTTCCCTTAGTTTGAGGGCACAATCCATCACCCTCATCACATGATCAACATAACCTCCTGGAAACGTGTTGTGGTGGTGATCCACACTTGCAGCTGGCATTAACATGATGCGTTCTGCGTGATCTGTGTAAAATAGCTTAAGTTTCTCCTTTCTTTCACCTGTGATATATTTTTCAATATAAGTGAGAAACTTGCTGTAGTTTTCTTGTAACTGTTCTGCGTTTAAGTTCATATGCTTTTTTGTAATTTATTAATCTCAGTTTGTAGTTTTTTTTGATAAGTTTTTCTACCTTCAGCTTTCAAAGATTTTTTCAACTTGTTGATTTTAGCCAAAGCATCTTGTTTTTCTTGAGCTCGTTGAACCTTACTCTTTTTTATGACTTGTTTCTGAATAACGGTAGTTGGTGCTAACGTCCCTTTCAACTCAGGTTGTTCAATACCCTTATAGTAGACGGATCCATTACTATGCACAAACACTTTCATGAACCGCCACCCACGTGGGAAACCTTCTCTTCTTTTTTTAGCTGGCTCTCCTTGAAAGTTTTCAGAAACACATATCCAACAAATAGCAGCAACTGCTTTTGTATCACACTTATGGACTTCTGTTCCACACAGTGTGCATTCTAAACTTTTAGACATATTAATTTAATTAAGATTTTTTGCTTGATAACTTTACTAATTCACGGCTGCTGGAGGAACACTAAATCTTAGGTCTGATAGTAGTGTGTAAACAGTAACACCAGCAACAAGATGCTTTTTACGTATATACGGAAGTGTGCCATATAAATTAAAACTATAGTCAATCATCTCTTTAATTAGCTTCTTGCTTCTTGAATAAGAAAAGGATATGTGATCAACTTGTATATAATTGATAATGTGCTTTGAGTCCGTTAAAGCTGATCTATATAACTCGTCCTTCAATCCATACACTTGCATGTAGAATTTGTAAGCAGCTTCTCGCGCTTTCTTATCAAAAGAGTAATTATACATACCTGTAGAAGGTGCTTGTTGCTGGATTGATTGATGAGCTTCTTGTAACTCTTTTAAAGCATCAGCTAAGAACCGGGACTTGATTAAGTCTTTAAAACAGCTCATACTACTTGGTAGTTGCTTTCTTACTATTTTTCTTTACTTCTGATTGCTCTTTCAAAGACTTATTTTCTGATAAGAGTTTCTCACTAAAGTTTTTTGTTGCTTCAAACTTAGCATGAAGCGTTTCGTTTATATCTCTATAATTCTTAATTAGTTTCTTTTGTAAATATATTACGTAAGAACAAATTGCAACTGCAATTGCAGCGGCTACATCAACTATTATTTCTATTAATCCCATTTCTCTTTTTATTAATTGTTTAGTTAAACATCCGAAAAATTTACCAGAAAAACAACAGTTTACGTTATTTAACCCTGGCCAACTTTTGGTTTTTTGTAGTTTTTTGAGTTTTTATTTTTTGAACTTTTTGTTTTTGCATGCACCCCAGGCCGCTTGACCTTAGGTTTTTGCTGTAATTGTAGTACGGGTGTGTTTTTAGAGGCCATTTATGTCTTTTGTTATAAATATGACACAACAAAAAGAAAGCCAGGCTAAACCTGGCTCTATTCAGAAATAACCAATTACAAACTACTCAGCTACAACACTGTCTATAGTAATTGTATCCGGAACAAGTTCAACTACGTTAGTGTCGGTTGACAAAGTGTCTTTAGCAACCTCTCCAGAGTTTGAGTTAATAGAACAAGCAGCTGCTAGCAACACAGTGCTCATTAGAATTGTTTTTAAAATGGTTTTTGTTTTCATTGTTTTATTATTTTGTTTGTTATTTATTATAAATATATAAAAATATTTTTAATTAAACAACAACACTCATAATATTTATTAACATGAGGTTACTTATCTTTTTTTTAATGCTTAGTACGCTGGTACAAGCTCAATGTGTTGGTACACAATCATTTACATTAAACCCTCCTCCTCCAGCTTTAGGATATAACCCAGGTACTACGGTAACCGTATGTTACACAATGAATGGTTGGCCTGGATTAAATGTTGGTTCAAATTGGCTAGAGGGTTTCGACATAAACTTAGGCCCAGGCTGGACTAATCTACAACAAGTTGGACCACCAACTAATTGTCAAGGCGGCAGCGGTAACTGGGTTTGGATAGCTAACAATTTCACACCTGCAGGGATGATTGGTCCTGGTTGGTTTTTTGACTCAGGTATCAATGGTCCATTAAATGGTAACCCAGCAGATGATTGGGGTGATTCAGGTTCATGTATTTGGTCATTTTGTTTTCATGTAACAGTTGTAAATGTTTGTATACCGCAGAATCTACTCATACAAGTAACAGCAGGTGCAGATGGAGATTGGGGTAATTGGATTAATAACTCTTGTCCAACAAACCCATTTACAATTTATAATGGTACCATAAATATAACACTACCAAGTATAACAAGCATAAATCACAACTAATGTCTAAAAAAAGCAAAAACAAAAAATTAAAAAAGAAACTTCTAAAGTATCTAAAAAGTCTACGAGATCAAATAAAAACAATACCACCAAAATATTGGAACAAACATTTTTAACTATGAAAAAACTACTATTATTTCTAACATTACTACCAAGTTTAGTACTTGCACAATTCACAACTATAAACCCAGATACGGTATGTTACCAAACAAACGGATCTATATATAATGTAACACAGACCTTAGGATTAACATACTCATGGACAGTTATACCACCAGGTATATTAGTAAGTGGCCAAAACACAAATCAAATACAAGTAGATTGGTCAGGAGCAAATCCAGGCTTAATTATTAATGCAATACAAGTACAAGCTATAAACAGCATAGGTTGTGTAAGTCCTTTAGTATCATTAGATGTCTTTGTATATAACGTAGATCCTACTCTAATATCCTTAGTAGATGTGTGTGAAAGCTCTAACTGCGTAGCATTATCAGCAATACCAGCAGGAGGAACTTGGAGTGGGTCAGGTGTTGATGCAGTTAACAATGAGTTTTGTCCAACTAATAGTGGTCCAGGCACTTTTAATTTAACATATACATATACTAACGCAGGTTGTGTTTTCACTGAGGTAACATCTGTTAATGTGCTTCCTCAACCGGTGTTATTACCAATAGAACATAACTAACATGAGGTGGCTAATATTATTGTGTGTTTTCTTGCACCTTAAGGTTCAAGCACAAGATCAAACAATAGAACTGTGTGATGGAAATAAAACCTACTTTAACTATACGGCTATAGGAACTCCGGGATGCAGCTATACATGGAAACTATATAAGGAAAGTAAATTACTTAACTCTTTTGAAACCGAGACTATAAACGTAAACTTTGATAAACCAGGAACATACACTCTCAAGGCTCAAATAGAAAATCCACTTTGTGAGTCTAACACAGAAACTTACACTATATTAGTTATTCCTTGTAGAATACCAGCCTTGTTTGTGCCTTCTTCCTTTACACCAAACAAGGATTACCTTAACGATAAGTTTGTGGTAAAAGGCACTAACATAGAGAAATATGAAATACAAATCTACACCAGATGGGGTAGCATTGCATATACATCTACCAATATAAATGAAGACTGGGATGGCACCTATAATGGCGCTCTCTCACCAGATGGAGTTTATGTTTATTTAATAAGGTATGTAGATGTTTTTGGTCACGAGGATCTTGAATATGGAACAATAACCTTGTATCGCTAATCCTCGTTAAAAGGGTCAAACCGTTTTTTATATTTACCGTCTTTGTGTTTTTTATTTGGTATCGTTTTGGTTCGAAAGCGACCATCATAATAACCACCATCGAGAGCTTCTTGACGAACCCTTGACTTTCTCTGCTTATGTAAATCCTTATTCAAAATATTGAACCTTCCTGACATTCTCTAATATTGACTCTTCTGTTGGTTGCACAGACAAGTTGTAGGTTTTTTTAAACCATGAAATAGCCTCTTTGTAAGTGGGAGCCCACACAGCTTCATTATGAAGTTCCTTCACACTTTCAAAGACAAATTTATTGTAAATGTTGTAATATTTTTGAGATTCCACTACGAATCCAGCCTTGTAAAGTTGTAATGCTATATCAAATGGTACTATATCATCAAGCTTCATTTTTACTTATAAATATGGTTAACTTGCTGATAAGATTTTTTAATACTCAAAAAGTTTCCATGGATCTGGATCTACTTGACCTTTAAGTTGATGGAAAGCTTTGTCAAAAGCCTCGTATCTGTCCATCTTTTTATACTTTAGGAAAAAGTCAGCTAACTCTAGTACTTGATTGTAAATTCCTAATTTATAGGCTTCAATCAAAAGGGACTCTGTGTACTCTTCTCGTGACATTTTAATGCTTTTATTGTTTCTTTATGTAGATTTATACTATGAGTGCGTTCCTCTAATACTTTAGTAGATATTAAGTTCAGCAACTTTGTAGAAGTTATTCCTAACCACTTTAATACGTAGGGTTTGATTTTATTAATACTATAACCAAAGCAAACAACATCAGTTAATAAATGGTTAGTAACATATGTTTTAGCATCCTCCTCATACGCCGGACAAACTATATCATAGACACTGGAAGCTCTTTTTAAGGCCCACTGCTCTGCGTTATACTCAGCTAAGTGGCTATATAATCTAGGGCCGGTACTTATGTGTCCTATTTCGTGTAAAGCTACTAGGAAGCTCCAATCGCATACAGGCTTTGGTATAATAACTTGTCTAGCTTCATAAAAAGCTTGATAGACATCATCGGGATTCCAATCCCTCCATCTTCTTACTTGAGTTTTTGTGATTTTGAGTTGCTCACGAACATAACTAGAATACTTGTTTTTCATTAAAAGACTTATTTAAAAATAATATAGGAAATTATGGGTTTGATTCCAAATTATTTTTTCTAGTCTTTTTTTTATTAAACAAGTTTATAATAAATTTAAAAAAAGCAACACTTGCACCCATATAAGCTAACAATTGAGCAATTTCTAATATGATTGGTGGCAGATGCATTTCGTTGGCGCTTATTTCAAAAAGGTTACCTATTGACACAAATCCGATGCATTTTAAAAATGCTTCACCGGGTCTGGATAAGTCTATGTTCATTGGATCAAAGTTAAAGTGCATTTTATATAATTTGTGTGACTAATAACTGTGATAATAAATAGGCTTTATGTAAGATAGACGCTCTTTTTTTAGGGAGAAAATGCTCATTTTTTGCTTGTATAACTTGTTGATTATGAGCTAGTTAGTAGCCTTATTTTTACACTATTATACGTGTTTTTTTTGAAAAAATGGCCACGTATACCAACGAGAAACGAAACGCTCTATAAACGAATAAAAAACGTGTTAAAATTGATTTTACACCCCACACTTTAGTAGGTTAGCTGAGAATAAAAAGCTTGAAAACCGCGAATTGCAAGTTTAATTTCCACTGTCTTCGGGGGATATAACCTCTTTATCTTTGGTGAAACGCCTGATTCCAAGCAGGGCTGAACCTATCGTAAATAGTGCAACTGCTTGCATTGTTATCGTGGTTAAAATTGCGTTAGTCTGGTCGTTTATGGAGTGCGTAAACACAGCTTCCATTGAAGCTATGGCAAACACTAAAATTGAAACAACACAAGCAAAAAAGCCAACAATTTTACCTGGACTTGTGCGCCCTTTTGAGTCATTAAAAATCTCATACCATGAAAATTTATGTATATTTGGCTTCATGCCTATAAATATGCACTAATTAGATAAGGGCGCTTTAATTGCTGGGTGTGATTACCTTCCAAACGGCCATCCTGCAAAATCATCAGAATCCATTACAGATTCAATCAAGGAAACACAATAATCTTCCTCAAGAGAAGTAAATATTATTTTATCCACATTATATCCCTCGGGATGTTTTTTAGCATAAAACAACATAGCACCATTTTCTGGTAATATGTAATCAGGATTGTCGCTCATTGATTTAATATACTTGTTATAAACTTGTCGTGCTGTCATTTGTACAAACAATTCTTGTAATTCATTATTAGTATTTTCCATAACTTAAACGGTTTTAATTTCAACTACTATTTTTTTACCATTAACAAACAAAGGAATACTAATTGTGTCATCTGTTGGATGATACATTTTAGGGAATTGTTTAATTTCATATTCCTGTTTTGTTTCCGGTGTTCCTCCAATTGTTTCCCACATTTGGAATGTTTCTTGAATCTTTGTTGCGATTCGTTCTACTTGTTTTGATTTTTCCATAACTTATATTTTTTAATTTGATAAAGGTGCTTTAATTGTTGGATGTGATTGATATTGTTACATCCATTGTTTGTGGAAACACATTATGCGTACCTACCGGTTTATTAAAGGGTGCGGTTTTCTTACCAACATTTTTTATAAATTTAGCTTGTTTATTATTTACCTTTTCCCACATTTGACCATTCTCTCCAAATCTTAGAAATTTTTGACCTATTTGTAGGTCTTTAAATTTTAAATTTGAAGCTTCATTTAATGCTTTAGAAATCTCTTCCCTGATAATTTGTTGTAATTCTGATTTTTTCATGTTTATGTTTTGTTATAAATATGAGCTAGTTTGATAAAGGTGCTTTAATTGTTGGGTGCGATTGATAGTCTACTAAATAAAAATCATCAGGAACAAAATCTGTCAAATTCTTATTATATTCACCATCTCTATAATCCATACCTAATTTAGGTAATTCAAATGGTTCTCTACTAATCTGTTCCTTGGCTTGCTCGATGTGATTTGAATATAGGTGTACATCTCCTAAGTTTCCAATCAATTCATCTGGAACCATGTTTACTTCTTTAGCAATGATTTCTAATAACAATCCATAAGAAGCAATGTTGAATGGTAAACCTAAGAATGTATCTACTGAACGTTGATTCCACATTAAAGAGATTGCTCTAGTTGG